CCAAGTCTTGTAGCAGTCTCACTAAAAAGCAGTTCCTTCAAACTTACTTCTCTCATATATAGATATTGTTATCCCAATCTCCGTTACGTTTCAAATACATTGGTGTTAAATGTGGCATACCATTTGTTATTAGTCCACAAGATAAAATAGGTTTTTTTAAGTTAAGTCTCATGTAGTTCATAGCTAAAGCTTCTTTGTTAATTAAACAACCAACAGTCATTCCAAAGTTTAAATGAAAATCGTTGCCATGAAATCTTACTTCTGAAATTGTGTGATAATGACCCTGAACAACTGATACTGCATATTGAGCAACAGCTTTAGAAACATCAGGTGAGAATTGGTGTCCAAATAATACTCTACCTTTGTCAGTGTCTATAAAATGTTTTTCTTTCCATTCCCAACCCTTACCAACTTCTAATATTTGATTGTAAGATTTTATAAAAGATTTTGTCATTCCTTTTGCCATAGCACGTCTTAAAACCATAGAACCATGATTTGATTCTAATAAAGTCATTTGTGGGAATAGTTTATGAAGTTTTTGTATTTCTTTTTTACCAAGTTCTAATTCATCTTTTGGAGATGGTAAATCAGGGTCTATTGTGTGAGATACATTGATTGAATGAAAATCCATTTCATCACCAATATTAATTACTGTATCAGGTTTGTATTTAGCTTTTAGTTTAGTTAGAAATCCATGCCAATCTTTATGAGCAAAAGGAAAGTGTAAGTCAGATATAACTAAGATTCGTTTGTTTTTCATATACACAACCAGTTAGTTGTATTCGTACTATTTAGCAATACTTACTTGCTTAAAAATATTACGATTAAAGCTAAAGATAAACTACCAGTAGCAACAAGTATAGACCAGTAAAGGTTCTCTACCTTTTTTTCTAGTTTATACATTGATGTACTGAGTATTCTTATTTCTCTTTTAATTCCTGTGATATGCCCCTTGAAAGCTATTAATTGTTCGTTTTGTGTTCTTGCCATAGTCGTTTTGGCATTTGCAAGACTTTAGCAAGACACACCCACCATTTGCTAGTTTGAAAATGCACATTAAATTTTTATGCACTAATATCAAACTATTGTGTTTTAATAAAGTTATTTTTTATAAAATTTTTCTACTTCAGCAGTATATGATTTCCAGAATGATTTAACATCATTAACATAGTCAGCATAAAACTTTGTAAAGTAGTTCTTAATGTCAGAATAGTTTAACATTGAGTTCTCCTTTGAGTAAAAGTTGTTTTCATCAGTCGTATATACCATGCAAGGTATATGGTGCGTTGCAATAAAATTACAAGACTATTTAATATTTAAATGTTCTTTAACTGATTCAATAATATGTTTAGCAATCTCAAATTTCCACTCAAGATATAAACCAAGAACTGTGCCTAATATAAATATAATCATTATAACTTATTTATTTCTTCTTTTGTAAATTCAAATTTTTCAATAACAGATGTATCTTCAGATGTTTCCCAAATAGGTTCTAATATCTCTCCAGTATAATCTGGTTTTCCATAATTTTCTGGATATGTTTGAATATTTTTTCTAACAGTCATTGTTCCTTTGAGGAAATTTATAAATTGAGTATATTCAGGAGTTCCTTGAATTGAATCTAAATCAGATCGTGTATTTATTATTTTCATATTGTGTATATTTAACTTTATTAATTATATTGTCAATGTAGATTTTCAAATTATGGCTATTACCCCATTGTATATGTCCATGCCAACTAGCTATAAATCTGTTTAATTTGTCATAATCTTTTTCTAGTAAATATTTTTTTACTTTTCTTTTTGCTCTTATGACGCTTAATTTTCTTATTAATTTATAATCTTTCCAAATTCTATATCCTAAAAAATTAATACCTTTTTTTGTAGATGAAACATTCCATTTGCTTATTTTAAGTTTTAGATAAGATTCTGAATATTCTTTAATTTTGTTATATATGTCATAGAGTTCTTTGTAACTATTTCCAAGAACTACAATATCGTCCATGTATCTTGCAAAATGATTTATTTTTAAATTATGTTTTAAATAATAATCTATTGAATTGCCGTAGATATTTGCAAATAATTGACTTGTTAAATTTCCTATTGGAATACCAGTATGATTAAATGGAAGAATTAATTTTATAAGATTATATGTTTGATTGCATTTTATTTTTCTTCTAATCATTTTATGGAGAATATTTGTATCAATGCTTGGAAAATATCTACTAAAATCAGTTTTTAAAAAATATTTATAATTATGTTTTCTTAATAAAGATTGAATATAAATAACTCCTTTATGAGTTCCATAATTATTTCTACAAGCAAAAGAATTTTTAAGAAAAGTCTTGTCAAAAATATCAGTTATTATATTGCATAAAGCATGTTGTACTATTCTATCTTTAAAACATAATGCTGAAATTAATCTTTTTTTTGGGTCGTAAACGTAAAAATGTCTATAATTTCCTATTTTATATTTATTGTTAATTAATTCTTGTTGAATATTTATTAGATTGTGCTGGTCAAACTCTTTAAATTCTAAATAAGAGTATGTTTCTCTTTTGCCTTTGCATGTTTTTTTATAAGCTATTTGTAAATTTTTAATATCAACAATTTTATCAAATAATCTTTTATATTTTAATCCCATAATGTTGATAATGCGTTTCTATATTTCAATACTCTGCAATTCATCAAACCTTTTTATGTATTTACCGAAGTAGGTTAAACGAGCTGACCATATTAAAAGTCTATCTTAATAAGCACGTGGCGTTATTAAAGATTTAAAATTCTATGCTCACGACGCCACGAGAACCAATATTGTTATTAGAATTCGTTGGAGCATTATTCCAATTAGAATTACGAGAACCAGAGTTCGTAGTTTCATTCCAATTCCCACCAAGTTTCACGGCGAAATTTTATCTCCTTTAACCCTTTTATGACTAATCCAATTATCCATTAAAGATATACAATCAGAAATAAGTTCCTGAGTATAACTTTGTTGTTTAGTTGTTAATGCTTTCACATTTTTATTAGTCATAAATCGTAAATAAAATCTTACATTAGATAAACCAGCATCAGCTAAATACATTTTAGATATTTGGTTTGATTTACCAGCTTCATTAAATAGTTGTATTTGTTTCATTAAACAATCAATAAATTGTTTTTTAACTATTCCATGTTTTCTAGGAATATTTTGAATTATTGGATAAAGGTAATTAATAACCTTCTCGTATTTTTCTATTATATTCATTTGTGTATGATTAGTAATTAAATCATTACAAATTTTCATTTCGGCTATCGCCTCAATCTACTAATAAATGGTCGGCGACGCCACGAGAACCAATATAGAGATTAGAAACCGTGGGAGCAGGATCCCAAGCAGAAGCACGAGAACCAGAGACCGTAGACTCAGCCCAAAGCCCACCAAGTTTCACGGCGTTAGGTAATTGATATGTAGAACCACGACCTTCAGTATTTGCAGTCCAACCAGCACCAGCAGCACCACCACCAAAATCAAGACCCCAAACATACATACAACCAGTTGATTGTATTACTCCCCATTTAGAAGTAAATTTTTCCCAAGTTGTTGTTGCACCAGTTCCACTAATACCAGTTGTTGGTACATCAGTACCACCAGAAGATGTTGCTTCTGTAGTGCCATAAGCTAAAGCAGAAAATTCTTGATATGAAGGTGGTCTTTTTCCATAAGCAGATAATAATTCAGCTTGTTCCCACCATGTATAAGAACCATAATCTGTTATTCCATTACCACCAAATTTAGATGGTACTTTTGGTGGAGATGAACCATCAGCTATTGTTACGTTATATTTTGAAGTTCCATTAGTATCAGGTGCAGTATTAGTTAAATAAATATCTGACCAAAAATTACCACCAACCAAAGTCATTCCTCTTGGATCAGAGCATGATGGTCTAAATTTTAAATCCCAAAATGAATATTCATTAATCTGTGCAGTTGTATTTCCACCAGAAGTTCCTGAAGCATTACCACCAGAAGCATAATGAAATCCACCTAATTTTCTAGCATTAGAAGATGGTGGATTAGTATGATCTGTTGTAGCTGATAAAGCACCAGCAGTAGAACACCATATTGCATAATCTGTTCCAGTTGTTGCTGTTGGCATTGAAATAGACGTGCCAGAAGAAATAGTTAAAATTGAACCATTAACTTCTACATAAATTGTCGTAGATGTTGTTGCAGTAAAATTTCCAGTTTTTGACCAAGCAACTATTGTTGGATCAGCTTTTCTAAATAAACCATAAGGAGTTGAACCAGATATTGTAGTAAATGATAAAACACCAGAACCATTTGTAGTTAATACCTGCCCATTAGTTCCATCAGTAGAAGGCAAAGTAAAAGTTAAATCAGCACTCAAACTAGCAGGTGCTTTTAGTCCAATGTAGTTAGAACCATTTGCAGTTAGTTCATTAAATCTTAATGCAGTATTGTTACCACAAATCATGTTCACACTTGTTGTGTGAGCAGAATCAGTTAAAGTTAAAACAGTTCCAGTTGCAGTAGTAGATAAACCAGTTATCGTTACAGAAGAATCTAACCAATCAACTGTGTTAGCAGTATAATTAATTGTTGCTAAAGAGATGTCATCAGCACCATCATAAAATTTTAAAGTAGGAGAAGTTGCTGATGTCGTATCAAGCCAAATTTGACCAGCTACAGCACCAGTTGGTCTAGATGTTCCTGAATGAGTTGTTTGTATTGCTGATAGTGCATTGTTTAAATCAGAACGAAAGCTAGGAAAGCTTTGGTTCGCTATATTCATGTCGTGTTGACTCATATCTATCTAATATCCTAGTTAAAATCCTTTTGCAATATAATCAAAAGTTCTACTTACTCCAGTTCCACTACTATTTTTAAAGGCAATATTGAAACCTGAAATAGTCTTGCTATTTAAAGTATAATAATCGCCAGTAGCCATTCCTTGATTAGTAATACCGATAGCATAATTAGCAGAATAGAATGGTCTTGTAAAGGTAACTGTATATGTTCCAGTTCCACTTGTAATATCATTTCCACTTTGAATAGTATCTTCAACATCAATCGTTACACTTAATCCACTAACAACTGGAGTAGAAGCTAAGTCATCAGAACGCATATAAAGTTTAAATTTAAAATATCTACCAGTGTAATCACCAACAACAAAATTTCTAAATGAAGTATAAGTTATGTTGTCAGTAGAAGTTGCAATTTCTAAATGAGCATTACAGTTAGCAGGAGAATCTCCATCAAAGTTAGAAGCACCATCATCAAAGTTTCCAGTTTCAGAATCAAAAAGATTATCTATATTATCAACAGTTTGTGTAAGAGAAGCAGTTACACGAACAGTGTAACTTCCACCAATGTCAATAGGAGAAGTAAATTCATAATAACCTTCAGGATATAAGTCGTAAGTAGTTACACCAGCATCAAATAAAGCAGTAGCAGAATCAAATAGTCCAACAGCAGAATCAAATGCTTCAGTAGAGTCTAATCTTAAAGCACCACTATCAACATAGACATTAGTTTTAGTTCCTGAGAATGTAGGAGATTCAGTTTGTGTTACAACAGCATTAAAGTTTCCAATCTGAAGTATGTTAGTAGAAATAATAGCTTCATTAGATGAGAAGTTTCCATTTTTATCTACAGCTTTAATTAGGTAGCTTCCTATTCTAGCTGGAACTGTAACTGAAGTAGCTGGTCTTGCAACTTTTTCAACAAGTGAAACTGAGTTCTGCCATTCAGCACCAGTTGTTAATGTACTAAATCTAATTTGATAATAAGCTAAATCTAAATCTGGTATTTGTGTCCAAGACAAGTGAGCATCACGTCCAATAATGTTACAAGAAAAATCTTCTACGTTAGCAGGTGGTAGTAATCCACCAATAATAGTTCTTGTTGCAGATGTGTAAGTAGAAGATACTCCTAGTGTATTAAATGCTTTTACTCTTACATTATAAAGAGAACCATCTACTACGTTTAATATTCTTTGAAATAATCCTTTTCCTTGTCCATGAATAATGTAATCGGTATCTGTGCTTAGTTTGTATTCAACTTGGTAATAGTCCACAAAAGAATCAGGAGAAGCACCAATCGTTACATCTAAAGAAGTTATTACAACTCCGTCTGAGTATTCTATTAATTGGTCATCTAAAGTAACTGAAGCTGGTGCAGATACACTATTAGGATTTGGTAAAGTAGTATCAGCTATTGTTGGTGCTTGTGCTTTAGAACTCCAAGTATAGAAGTTGTCTTGATGTTCAATAAGTTTTAATGAAACTGTTGAATCTGTATTTATACTTAAACCATAAATTCTGAATAACTTAGAACTGAATCCACCAGTAGAATAAGTTAAATCAACTAAGTCTCCAATAGTTAAATTAAGTGCTTCTGAAGTACAATTAACTTCTACAGCTAAAGCATTTCTTGATCTTCTTAATACAATCTCGCAAAGTTCTTCAGCTTGATATGGATTTGTAATT